GTCACCTTGGACTACATTTACGTCAAAGTTACTGGCCATAGTATTCTCCAAAAAATAATAGCCTATACTAGGCTATTATTAATTATTTAGATGTTTTTAAGCATTAAAGTTTTACTGCTTGTAATGCATCCAGACTCTTTGAAAAAGTTGTTTTGTTTGCATTATTTTTAATGCTTTCTTCAATCTGCTTTTGTTTTTCAATAATAGGTTGTGCATTTTGCATATGAGTCTGTTCAAGAACTTTTATATATGCGTCTCTATTCTTTTGAACTCTTTCTCTATGAATTTCTGGTAGATATGGTTCAGAAAGAAGCTTTTCACATGCGGCCAATCCCATATGGTACTTTCCAACATAATATGCTGTTGTACCAACTTCATCCAAAATACCCCATTGATATACTGAATGATCAACGAATAGGATGTCATTGCTATCGGGATTTAATGTCAAACCCTGAGAAGCCATTAAAAATGCTGTCTGTGGTCTACCATGCTGGCGATAGGTACAAGAAAGTTGATATAAAGCTTCTGCACGATTTGGACGAGTATCATACGCTTTTAGGAAGGCATCTGCAACTTCTTCAACTGGCTTTCCTTGAATTGCTCGGCAAATACCTACACGCATCCAAGAATAAAAAATTTCTTCTGGCCAATTTTGCATGTTGGCTCGGATAATATATTCTTTTTCTGCAACTTCATATAGTTGAGCATCAAAAGCAGACTGTGCTGCATAAAATTGCTTTCGGGCTTGATTTGGGTCTTTTTCCAAGTATTGCTTGAGCAAGAAATAATCCTTGCAATACTTCTCTCTGTCGCTTCCTGAAGATCTGGAACGACAACCTTGAGTTCTTACGCACCAACTATAGTCGCCCTCAAGCTTCTGGACATCCATTGGAGCCTCACAGCAAGCGTATTCATGTAGAGGTTCTTCGTATCTCCAAAGCTTTTTTCCAAGATTAAAAAGTTGTGCCCGATACCATACTAGTGGTTCACGAACAATCTTAACGACATAGCCATCAAGAGTATCATCAAAAGTATCTACAGATGGTAAAGTTCCCTTGATATAGTCGTCAGCGTCAATCATGAGCGCCCATTTGGTTTTACCGTGGCAGTGAGCCAATACCTTGGAACGATTGGTTCCAAAGTCTTCCCAAGCATGATCCAAGATCTCACCGGGAATGTTCTTTGAATCAAAGAAATTTTTAATAATTTCTTTGGTATTGTCGATAGATCCAGTATCGGCAATAACATAATAATCAATATATGGTGCGACAGATTCCAAGCACTCTTGGATATTTGGTGCTTCGTTTTTAACAATCATTGCTAATGTAAGTTTATGCATAGTCATCCTTATGAATTAAAAAATTTACGTAAAGTTCCTGGATTAAATTTTGGTACCAGTTCCCAATTATTTCTTTCGGTGTGCTTTATAATCTTTATACCATTGATTGGCATTTGATCTTTTATCTTATCTTTATCAACTACTTCCAACAACTCCCAGTCTTCAAGAAGTTTTACTATTGTATTTCTTCTTTTTAGATCTTCCTCAGTTGTATTTGATGGCAGTCCATCCAGTGCAAACAGTTCTTTAAAATGAGCAATTATATACACTTTATCCTTATGGATAAGGTGGCATGATTGATACAGAACATTTTTACCTTTTGGTGATACGCCTATTCTAGACAAAGTTTCACGAACAACCATAAAATCTTCATCATCAAATAACTTTATATGTACACCAACATCATTAAATACACGCTTCGAAACTTCAGACATAACTCATCCTTATTAAGATTTTGGACCACCAGTATCCAAAGACTTCTTTATTTTTTCTAAGTCTTCGGGTCCAAGGATATTTAGTACTTCTCTAGCCTTGGATTCTGTGTAACCATAGGCAGTACGGATGAGATCAATATTGTTTTCTACTTCTTTTTTAAGCCAAGGAGAAAAACGCTTCTTTTTACGAATGCCAAGTCTATAAAAATCAAACTGAATCTTGTTGTCTAACCATGGTGTACAATTCATTTCATTGGCGTGAAAGATTGTATCAGGGAAATACGATAAACATCGATTTACAACAAATGGTTTATAAAGGCGAACATCAGCATCGTCCTTGTCAAGTAGGGCTTTTTTGTCGTGATTAATGCTTGCAAGAAAGTCTTTAAGTTTTAGCTCTTCAGGCTTCATTAGTTAAACTCACAGTCCATCATAAGTTGCACGATAAGAGCCATAGTATTAATTTCTTGATCTGCCGCAAAGCCAGATTTATATTGGTACTCTGCAATAATCAGAATAGCCTGTGGAATAGAATTGGGCTTCAATGATGTATATAGTTCTGTGTACAGACGCTTATAGAAGTCTGCAGTATTCAGATCCAAGTTTTGAATCACCCACTTGCGGCAAGATGTGAAATCCTTTGCTTTCATAAAGCCAAGAAGTTCCTTATAGGACTCGCTGCTTCCCTGAGCCAGAATACCAACATCAATTTTTCCAGAAGATGCATATTTCTGCAACTCATTAAGAATTCTACGAATGTCTGGAAAATGCTTCTTTACCAGATTTGAAAGAACTTGAGTATCATATGGAATCTTTTCATTATTGAGAATGTACTCAATACGCTTAAGGATTCCTACTGCAACCTGAGCCTTCTCAGCACTTGGAACGGTAAAGTCAATTCCTGTGCAACGAGAATGCAGAGCATCAATGATCCGATTTTTATAGTTGCAAGTCATGACGAATCTGCAGTTATTTGCAAATTCCTCTATGGCTCCACGCAATGCTGGCTGAATAGACTGTGCATTAGAATAGTCAAACTCGTCCAGAATTACGATCTTCAGCCCACCGTTGAGAGAGACTGTAGAACAATAATTACGAATCTTTGTCCGAAGAGTATCAATACCATTCTCTTCGGAGCAGTTGATTATAATGCTATCGGCACCCAAATCATTCGCCAAGGCACGGGCAACCGTAGTTTTGCCCGTGCCTGCCTTGCCGTATAGCATCATGTTTGGAATCGTACCTTCCTTGATCATGCCATTGAACACAGTGGCAAGATCAATAGGAAGAATACAATCAGACAGTGTTTTGGGGCGATACTTTTCGACCCAAAGTAGATTAGTCACATCAGACACGATTAACCCCGCTTGATAGCGATGTAGTAAGAAAGATCCAGACTCTTGTGCGTAAACTTAGAAATAATAGTGTCAGTCAATTCTACACTATATGAACCGGGAATGAACTTCATTTCGGAAACATTGACCGTTCCTTCAAAGTCCTTGCCAGTATAGTTTTCATCAATGACAATTTCAAAACTATTGCTTGTGCTCTGACCAGAGTCGTCTACGCTAATGGTGAACTTACCGTCACCACCAACCATACGGAGATCACTTACCTGAAGCACACTTGAAGCCTTAAGAATCTCATTAAGATCCTTTTCATCGAGCTCAAAGCGTGTAACAGTCGCAGGCATCTTGATTTCTCGGGTAGGAACCGTGAGCAGGCTTGGTTCGGAATAATAATATGTAACGCTAGACCGACCATTGGTAATCACGACATGGGTGTCATGAAACTCAAGATCAGGATTGTTAAACATGCTAATGATACCAAGGAACTTGTTAAGATCCCAAATAGGAACATCAATATCAAAGTCCTCAGTTACCTTTGCCTCAACATAGATGTTCTTACCAGCCGAAACCGTCTTTAGGATGTTTCCGGGTTGAATAAGAATATTGGAGTTGATGGCTGCAAAATTCTTTAGAATGTTATAGGTTTCTTTGCTCAGACGCATTTTTGTCACAGTACTCATATAAATCTTTCTGTAAATTAATCAAAGTCTTTACGATAAACGCTATCGTTAAGTTGCTGCTTTTGCTCGTGCCTATTGCCGCGAACGTTTCTCTTCTGTTGCTTCTTGCTCAAACCAGTAGGCTTGTTCTTGCGACGATTCTTAAACTTCTCAAAACTTTCTTCGTTCATAATTACATTATAACTCCTAAAAACATAAAATCAAGTAGAAATCCATTGATATCCATTTGAATCTTTAAACCATACATACATGACTCCTGAATCATTAATCCAGAGTTGATTTTCCACTGGATTGATTGGGGGATTCGTTCCCTTATAAGGTTCGGATAGCCCAGTATTAAACCAACTATATTTATCTTGTTGTGGGCTTTTTTGTGTAGTGCGCGAACATTGGTACATTCGTCCCTGATCGACTACAACATCTCCTTTTTTATAAATTAAAGAAGTGCCATTTGAATTTTTAAATTTAAACTGACCTTTGAACATTTACAAATATTTATACTGTGGCTTTAATGCGAGAGAAATTATTTTTCTTTTCAAACTGTAAAGTCTGATCAAATTTATCAACCAATGCATCAGCCTTGTGGCTAATGATATATATGGAACATTTATTCTTCATCTTATTCAATACTTTCATGAATGCCTCTGTACCTGCTGCATCCAAGGATGAATCTAGAATTTCGTCAAAGATCAATAGATTACAGTTGAGGCTATTCTTCATTTTGGCAACTTCACGCCAAGTCAGCAGGATCGCCAAGTCGATGCGTTGTTTCTCTCCCTCAGAGAAAGAGGAATATGAGAATGCATCTCTGTATCGTGATTTGATGGTCTCCTTGAATTCCTCATCGATTGTGAAGTCAACATATAGATTAAGCTTTCCGAGGAACTTATTGACGAGTCCATTGATGATGGGAACATAATGTTTGATAATGCGGCTCTTAAGCCCCCCATCCTTGAGGATATCATAAACAACATCATAGTGAATTTGTTGAGAGATAAAAGATTCAAGTTTTTTGGCGATATCATTTTTTTTATTTTCCGATTCATTCAGGCTATTTTCCAGTATAGAAATATTGCTTGAAGCTTCTTTATCTTTCTTATCTTTTTCAATTACTTTGATGTTTGATTCTGCATTTCCAATTCTGTAATTCAAAGCATTTATCTCTTGAACTTTTGCTCTAGACAAGACCATGAGTTTTTCATATTCTTTCTTAGACGCTTCTAATTCAATATTTTTCTTTTCCGCAACTTTAAGTGCCTCAGAACAATCTTTGGCTTTCTTGCGCTTTTCTTCCAGATGCTTTTCTTTTTGATCTTTGGGAAGAATTTGTAAGCAACACTTGCAGGTTGCATTTTCTTCTAATGCCTTGATGTCGTCAAGTAGGGTAGCATGAAGAGTTTCTGTCTTGACTAACATAGATGGAACATCTTTTAAAGATTCAATCTTTTTATTAATCTTTGTTATTTGTTCTCCAAGCTTTTTGTGATCATCAAGTTCAGTCTTAACTAGAACTTTATCTTGATCTATTTGATCTTGATATTCTTTAATGCGATTTACAAGAATATTGATATCATCTGCATTGCTAGTCTTTACTTGATCAATAAATTCTTTTTGAGATTTGATCTTTTCATGAGCAATCTTAACCAAACTTTCATGCTCTCCGATAGACACCTTCAACGAACTAAGTTGTCCTTTTACATGCTGGTTCATGTCTGCCAAGATATCAAGATCCAAAAGACCTTCAATGATCTTACGGCGCTCTGAAGGAGTCAACTGCATGAATGGTATGAAGTTTGATTTACCAAGAATAACAACCTGCTTGAAGGCCGCATAATCAAATCCAAGAATATGTTCTTCAAACATTTCTTGATAATCTTTTGATTTGGCATTCTGGTCAATCATATCTCCATCTTTGATGATTTCAAAGATCTTTGGGGATAGACCACGACGAATCAAATAATGCGATCCTGCCTTATTAAATTCTATCTCAACTAGGCAATTCTTGCCATTAACGGTGTTTACAAGCTGCGGTATATTAATGGGTCGGAAGGGCTTTCCAAACAATCCAAAGCACAGGGAGTCCAATAGCGCAAACGACTTGCCATGTCCGTTGGTACCAGTGACTAGCGTAGTCTTATGGTTATCTAGTTTAATCTCTGAAAAATTTGTGCCAAACGATCCAAAATTTTTAAACCGAACTGTTAAAAATTCAATCACTCTTCATCCTTTGATAGTGCACTATTATACGCTTCATCTATGATCCGTGCAAGGAACTTCTTGTCAATAGACTTTTCCTGAATAGTCTCAAGTTCTTCGTGTAGAAGTTGAAGAGTATCCTTATGAACATCTACGGCTACCAATTCAGGGTTTGCAGATACCTCTTCAGTTACTGCCAGTTCTGCCACGCCTGCTTCATAGAACTTATCCATGTATTTTTCAAAACTCGCAGCCTTAGTGCGCTTCTTGATAAAAATTTTGACATAGCAGTCCTTGAACTTTGAGTAGTCAATTTTTTCTGGTTCGTCTTCATTATAATCAAACGTATAGAATAACTTTTTGTTATTTTCGACAAATACCAGTTCTCTAGCCAAAAAGTCAAATGCGTGGAATCCTTTTGGTTCCCAAACATCTGAGAAAGCCATCTGGTATTGCGTACCCAGATAATGGATATTATCACGAGTGGACTTAATATGATAATGTCCAGTAAGTACGTATTCAAACTTGTCGAAGTGTTTGGGATCATATCCTTGCTCTATAAAGATACCACGAATACTCTGAAAGCCAAATAATTCCAAATGACCCATTAAAAGAGAACATGTGGTGTTGGTAATAAATTTTGCTGCCTGTCCTTCGTTTTCTGGATTGATCCAAGGAAGAAGAGCCACACATCCTGCTGACGTTTGAATCTCGGTTGGTTCTGAATAGATTTCCCAATTTTGGTATTGAGCAACCAACTCATGTAATGAATTTACATTATTATTGTTACGGTAATAAGTATCATGATTACCACAAATGGCAATGCACTTTACTCCCATGTCTCTAAGAGGTTCAAAGAACCTAGTTCGAACTTGATAAAGTGTCTTGAAGTTTATATACTTTCTACGATCAAAAACATCTCCCAGATGAAAGATGGTCTTGATATTATTTTCCTTCAAATAAGGAAACAATTGTTCTTCAAAGAACGATAAAAAGTATTCAAGTACGATAGGCGAATCGGCTTTATAGCCGAAATGAGTGTCGTTAAGAATTACTGCTTTCATACATCCAATCCTGTCTTTTTAGATTTACGAGTTCTTTTGCCTTTCTTTGGTGTAAGCATCTCGTCAAATCTTTGCATATCAAGATCAGTAAGGCCAAAAAAATCTCTACGACCTATATCAATGCCCGCATACGTTTCATTAAACCAATTATGAAAGTCTTTATCATTTTGCTGTTCTGCGTACTTGTATTGCGTGTACTTTTCCCGCTTTTCTTTATTGATTATACGTACAAAAGAAAACCAGCAGATTTGGGTTAGATAACCGAAAGGGCTGCTGGACTTTGCTGGATCAAAGTTATCAATATATGTTATGCAGTTTAATACCGCATCAGATACCATTTCTTCTCTGTATGGATAATTGGCAAAATTTGGACGATAAGAAAGGCGAGATGCAATCTTAAGAATGCACTCGCCAATAAAATCAGGAAGTTTTGGTTTTTTACGACCAGCATTTTCTGAATCATCTTTTTTCTTTTTATATTCTATTAATGCATCTAAGAGATCTTGGTTACTTACGTAATCGGCATCCGATGCTGCTTTCTTTTTTCTTTTCTTTTTCACTTTATTATTATAATACTAATATATCAATTGTCAACTAATAAAACATAATATTTGGATAAAATGCTTGCTCCAATATCTTGTAGCAGTGTATTGCCTAATCTACCGCTATGATGTACTATTATCATAATAGTTTATTGTATTCTTCAATTAAACTTTTTGCTCTATGTATTGCTAAATGATTTTCAGTGACTTTTTTGTAAATATTATTTGCTAATTTATTTCGGTACTCATCATCATTTAATAGTTTTTGAGCTTTTTCAATACATTCTTCTACCGAAGAATAATAACAAATATCTTCATCTTCTACAAATAAATCATACATTTTTGTTTCAGGTGATATTCTATTTACTAGAACTGCTTTTTTGCAGCCACCACCTTCCATTATTCTTCTGGTTATTTCATCAAATCTTGCAAATTGAAACACCACAGAACCAGAATTGTAAAAACTAGTGTTGTCATGTTCTTCAATTCTTTTATTTACAAAATTATGTTTAAATGTATTTTCTAATTCTGGTACACAAGGTCGGTGACCACAAGTTGTTATTATTTTATTACAAGTTAATATAGTTGGGTCATAATAAAATACATCTTCATCACACCAATGTGTCAACCATACTGAATTGTAATTATTCTGTTTATAATATTCATGACATCTATAATCTGGAGTAAAAATAAGATGAGCTGCATTTATTCTATTTTTATTGCACCCACCCATCATAGTCTGGGGTTCATCTCCAAGTTCTAATAATATTTTAGTTTTATTACAATCAAATAATTTTTTTAATTCATTATCGAATGATGGTGAATGACCGGCATAAAAAGCCACAACAAAATCATAATTTGCAGAATGATCTATCAATTCTGATAAATTGCAATTATGAGGATCTAATTTATATAAAACTGTTTCATGTCCCAATTTTTTAAAAGCACTTTTTATTGATGATGGGGTACCCCATTCGGTTTCAACTTTATATGGATATACAAAAGCAATTTTCATAATTTATTTTTTAAATTTAAAAAATCCATTACCATAAGGATACTGTATTATCCACTTTTCTTTAACAGCACCAAAAGAATAAGAAAAATTAATTAATTTAAATCCATGTGCATTAAATAATTTAATCCACCATTCTTCATCTTTTTTTGTTACATGTGTTACATCGATTTCATATTCTCTAATTCTGAATCTATTTTCATCTCCAAGTGGAATTACAAAAAAAAATTCATCGGCTTTTTGATATAAATTATCTAATAATTTTGGTAAATCGGATTCTATTACATGTTCCAAAACATCTTTGCATATTAAAAGATCATATTTTTTATCATTTGGATATCCAAGATAATTTTTAACATCTTCTTTACAGTTTGTCAGTGCATATTCGCTAATGTCTTCCCCATATGCTTCACACCCCATTAGCCTGAGAGCGCTAACTAAAAATCCTTTGGCGCACCCGTAATCTACACAAGTATTAAATTTAAAATTATTTTTTATATCTAATGCTTCTGGTATAGATCTTTCTGGCATCCATCTATAATTTTCATATCCAGATATGTGTTTTCTAACACCGTCTTCATAATAGTCTTTATTAAATTTAGTTTCAATCATAATTATCCCCAATTGTGTAATATTGTTTTAGTGTTATTATAAATTTTATTTTTAATATTATTTTCTATTTGTAACATTTCTTGTTTATTATTAAAATACGATGCATGAAATTCTACAAAAAGCTCATCGATATAATCTAGTGTATTGTCATCTATCATTTGTTTTAAAATATTATATTCAGCACCTTCTATATCCATTTTACAAACAATATAATCATTTTTATTAAAATTTGTTTTTATATAATTTGAAAAATTAATACAATCTACTTTAATTTGTTTTTTAAATTTTAATCTTCCTTCTTGTGGATTCCACTTATCTAATGTAATTATAGAAGATCCCATACCCGTATCAGGTTCGTGTGGGTGTGCGGGATCTTCTATATTAAATTCTACTATACCATCATATGTATTTAAAGCAATGTTTTTATATTGTACAAATTCATATTCTCTATTAGGTTCATGAATTTTATATGTTATTGGATTGGCTTCATATGATTCAATGTGCCAAGAATTATTCATATTAAATTTTTTAAAAAAATGATTCAATCCTTGACCAAAGTGTGTTCCGCAATCTAAAAATATATTCTTCATAATTTATTCTTATGCAAATTCATTGTGTTCTGTTTGTGTTAAAATATCATCTATCAATTCATTTTGCATTGCATATTTGCAATAATGACATGCATGGTGTCTAACTGTGGCAGGCTTGCTGTAAAACTCTTCAATTCCATCAATATCACATACTTTAAATTGTGATTCTGGAACATAATTATAATTATTTTCTAAAGACAATTCAGCTGATGGACAAACATATATATAACCATCAGTAAAAAGAAATGGTTTTACCATGTGCATATAACAATGATTATTTTTTCTAACTCCTTTAAAGTTAAAATCTGACAAGAAAGCATATTTTAAAGGCTTTCCTCTATTGTCTTCATATTCTTTTATTATACCACGAATGGTTTCAATATCTTTTTCAGTTTCCTTTACATTTTTAATTGCATTAAAAGCAATTCTGCAAGGTATTTTGTTTTCCTCTACCCAATCCAACATTCGTATAAAATTTTCTCTATTTTGAAATTTTTTACTTAATCTTTTTTTACTTGGGTCTGACCATTTTCCAGTAATATTTGGATTTTCAGATGTTTCTAGGTTTTCATCCCATACATAAGCTGCAGAAGGCTTAGTCTCTATGTTCTCATATACTGAGAGATCATAATCATATCCTTCATAAAAACCATACATGCCGAGTCTAACCCAAGAAAATAGTTTAATTACATCTTGTTTTATTTTTCTATCTTTTCCAAGTCTGGCACCATTTGTGCAGATTCCCAGTTTAAATCCTAAAGAATATGCATAATTGACTATTTCTTCAAAATCAGGGTGCAGTGTTGGTTCGCCACCACCGGTAAATTCAATACCTGTAACACCTATTTTTTTAAATGAATCTAATGCTTGTTTTACTTTATTAGTGGGTATCATGTCACCCATATCTCTATTAGCAAAACAGCAAAAGGAACAAGTTAAATTGCACGCATTTATTAATGAAATGTGGGCCATTACTGGGGATGGTGATTTACCATCTTGGATTCTTTGCAATTTATCCAAATGTTTTAAAAGTTTTGTTGTATTGCTACTAAAACTTTTTCCTTCAACTTTATCGTTTGGTGTTGCCTCTTCTTGTATTAAAGAAGTAAGTGGTATGTTTTGGTGTGTTATGTTTACTAAATTCATGGTTATATTATGTATTAATAATTAAAATAAGCAATCAAAAAATGTTATTTTAAATAGTGTGCCAATTGAGAAATATTATGATTGTGCCATATACCAAAATTATCAATATTATTGTGTGCAATATTATCTGAATATCTATCCAAATAACAAACATGTAAATTTAAATTAGTCACCAAATCATAAAACCAATGTTCTGCAACATGTGTAGATGCTAGGTTCCAATCTTTAAAATAATTAAATTTTGGTTTAAATATAAAAAAATCACAATTATAACAATTTTTTTGTAAATGATAAAAAGTAGAAACAGCAATATCATTTATACTTGGCAAAAGCAATTCTAGTTTATTTGAATCTACAATTTGACAATCTGGGTGTGTATGTATAACATTATCATAATTTTTAAAAAGTTCAAAATTATCTGATAATGCTTCAAATGCTCCAAAATTATATCCAGAATTTTTAGAAGTTAAAATTATATTTGTTTTTGTTTCAAATATTGCTTTTTCTTTTAATTGCTGCATAGAATGATTTGGATTATTGCAATGCAATATAACTTCAAAATTATTTTTTAAATAATCACTTTTATTAAAAAATTGCGCAGAATAATAAATTTCTTCCAATTGTCTGTGACTTGTATAAAAAATAACATTACGCATATAATTTTAAAACCTCTTCATAAAAACCAGGTATATTTTGGTATTGGTGCAATAAACAAGTTTTTTCCATCTTTGAATTATATGCAATGCCATTTTTAAAAATAGGGCGTTCTGTTAATAAATGTCCATATTGGGACAACAATCTTGGATTACCAGTTGTATTACATTGAGTTGCATAACAATCTTCTATTCCTGAAAAATAACAAATATCTTTATATTTTGTTTGTATTAATATATTATATGCAGCTTGATCTGGATTTTCTACTATTGTATTTATAGACATTTCATAAATGTTTTTAAATAGGTCACATATTGCTTCTACGTTTCCAGTTATTGTACCTGCATTGTATACAAGCTTGTCCATCATAAAATCATAAAAACTGGGAAAACTATTTTTCATATTTTGGTTTCCCCAAGTTTCATTTTTGTATAAAATTGATTCAGATCCACATAATAATTTAAAGCCATTTACTAATTTAATTTCTGCAAAATGACTTGGATTTAATTGAAAGATTACGTCCGATGCATCTGTACTAAAAACATATCTATACTGTTCTTTTTTATCTTTTAAAAACAAATATATATCTTTAAATCTATCGCATACAACTGTTTTTGTTAAAATACCATCAATTATTATAAAATTTGATTTAGTTTTTAAATATTTTTTAGCTTCTACCATATCCGGGTTAGAACCGTACATTACACATAAAATATCTCCTGTAAAACCACACTGATCAATACTGTTTAACCAAGGTGTCAACTGTTTAATTCCAAAATTACTAAATCCACTAACAATAATATCTTTTTTATCTGATTGCTGACTCATATATTCCTTTTTGAGATCCTTGTTTACACAATCCAGGTTCCCACCAATAAACATTCAAATTATTTAAATAAAAATTGTCATTAAAGTGATGATCTATTGGTTTTTTAATTGGTATTAGATTGGATAATATTTTATTTATTCCTTTATTTGAAAAAATTATGGAATCTGTACAACGTGTGGATGGGTGTTCTTTTTTATAAACATGAATTCCATGGCTGTAGTTTTTAATAGTCATATCTAAACCAGAACCAAAAAAAATACAATCCCAATCTTTTGGAGTATCATCTATCCAATTATTAAAATTATTAATCCAATTATCATTAAAAATAACATCATCTTCAAATATAACACAAGAATTTAAATTTTTAGCTTTGTTTAGAGCAATATAGTGTTTATAAGCCAATGAAATTTCTTGTGGGGTCATGTATTTCGTATAAAATAAATCATTTATTGTATCGTAATCTGGCTCATCTTGTATAATTTCCACTTGATTTATTAATTTATTTTTTTCAAATTCTTTAATTAAATGATCTAGGCGTTTTGTAAGAGGTTTATAATTTAATAAAAATATTTTATCAGTATTTAACATGTTTAACCCACATAAAAAAGTTTTGTTTTTGTCATTCTATTCCAACCAAAATCAAATAGATGATCTATACCGACTGGAAATTCTTCTTTTGGTTTGTTTTGCAATAGTTTCCAATTTTTATGAATTCCCAGATGATGGTTGTACCATTTTTCTTTAAATTCAACATCTTGCTCAAAGTAATAATTGTAATGATCAAAATATATGGATACTACAGCTTGTTTTCCATTTCCACCTTCTAATAATGGTGGTTCGTGCTTTTGAAAGGATTGTCCTTTCCATTTCCACAACCGTGTATATCCACTATTGATGCATTCACCCCACTCACCAGTAGCTAATATATTTTTTCCTATCCAAGATTTGCATGGAAATGAAGCACAGTCTAGATCATGCTGAATCATTATTTTCTCAGCTTCTTGTATGTCTACAAGTTGCCATTGTTCATCACAATCTATTTGCCATAAAAATGCTTCATTATATTGTTTTTTTATTGTATCAATACAAGCATTTACTTGATGATCTTTGGAATGCCACAATCCATTATGTGTTAAGACTTTTACTTTTGGATTGTTTGCAAGATTTAACAAAAATTCATATGTGCCGTCTTTGCTTCTACCATTATTATGGTATTCATCCGGCATAGGTTTGCACCAAGAAGTGCTGCCATTACTATGAACAGCACCTTCTGCTATGACCCATAAGTCAAAGTTATCAATTATAAATTTGTAATAATCTTTATGAATCAAATGGTGTAAACCATTTAATATAATTGTAAATGCCACTCTTGGTATCTTATTTTCCATTAGTCACCGATTCCATTTATAAAATTTGGATTGATAAAAATACTAGCTTCACCATTATTTAACTTCCTGCAAAACGGAACCCATTCACACCAAGGAAGACCAGTTTCATCTCTTCCAGTGTGTCTCGCATTTTTTATTGATTTGATTTTTACAATACCCATACCACCAAATGCTGATTCGACTTTTATTGGTAAATGATATTTGGCAATATGAATTCTTCTTGCATGTGAGAACATATTATTTGCATCACTATGAGTGATAAAAGCCGGCCTATCTAGATTTATATGTTTTATAAGATCAAATGGCATCCAGTATTCGTGACGAAGTGCCCACAAATCGTAATATCTTTGTTCTTGATTTGCACACATCATGTCCCATTCACTATAATTAAAATTTGATAAAAAACATTCTGGATCTATTTTATATGAAGACCTATCATCTGCATCAAACATACAAAGCAAATCATAATCTGCATATTTAAATTCAACTAAATCGAGATAGCAATTTCGTGCTATTGAAATTCTGTCAGTTCGGGCTGGGTAATCTTTTTCTAAATTACCTAAAGAAATAATTTCAATATTTGAATTTAAACTTTGAAAATATTTTAAAATTTCAATAGTTCTATCTGAAGAATCGGATTCTACAAAAATAATTTTGTATTCTTTAAATAGTGATCCCAAATTAAAAATATTTGAACAAACAGCATCCAAATATTGTTCACAATTTCTTACCGCACATGCAAATATTATACGTTCATTCCGCATACTTGATTTGTTATCCATAAATATGTTTTTGTTATACCATCATGTAGAGGTTCAGAAGGTTTCCAATTAAGCTTTTCTTGTATCAAAGTATTGTCAGAATTTCTTCCACGTACTCCAATTGGACCCGGTATATTGTTTATTGAAATGTTTTTTTCAGAAATTTGAATAACCATATTAGCTAACCCATTGATGCTAATCATTTCTTCGGAGCCAATGTTAACTGGCCCAGTAAAGTCTGATTCCATTAATTTTCTAACAGCGGTTAAACATTCATCAATATAGAGAAATGATCTGGTTTGCTTGCCATCACCCCATATATCAATCACACCACCCTCAGAACATTCTGCAACTTTTCTGCAGATCGCTGCTGGCGCTTTTTCTTTTCCATTATTCCATGAACCATATGGTCCATAAATGTTATGGAATCTACCAATTCTAACTTCTAAACCATAATTCCTGTAATAAGAAAGATAAAGTCTTTCACTAAAAAGTTTTTCCCATCCATACTCACTATCTGGGGCAGCAGGATATGCCGAATCCTCAGAACATTTTGGATTATCTGGATCCATTTGATTGTATTCTGGATACATGCATGCCGATGAAGAATAGAAAATTTTAGGCATATTTAAATATTTTACTGCTTCGTGTGCAACATTCAAATTAATTAATGCAGAATTATGCATGACATCGGCATCGTGCTCACCAGTAAAAATATATCCTGCTCCACCCATGTCCGCAGCCAATTGATATATTTCATCAAATGTTTTGAGAACATCATCCGTTTCTAAAGCTTTATGTACATTTAATGGATCACGCAAATCCATTACAAAAAATTCATCAGCATCTGTTTTTTTGTATTCATGTTCTTTAATATCAACACCACGAACCCAATATCCTTCAGATTTTAAACGTGTTACTAAATGTCCGCCAATAAATCCACCTGCACCTAATACTAAAGCTTTTTTCATATTAATTCCTTTATACGATCAAAAATAAAATCATCAGCACTCTGGTGATTTATGCATCTTTCAAAATTGTCTTTTATTGCGTCCATCTTTGAAAAATATAAATCACTAGACAATGTATTTATATCGAATGTGTCATTCAATACAATGATACCATCCATATTAAACATAGTATCGATTTCCGGTGTACCATGATAAATTGGTATAGTACCAGTAGCAAAACAATCCATTAATTTTTCAGTATAATAGTTTGAATAACTTTCATTTTCTATTGTTATAGAAAAATAATAATCACGCAAAACATCTTCTTTTACTTTAAATGGATTAAAAGATCTTCCATAATAATCAATAGGATAATTTGTTTGCTTAAAATCATTCATCTTTTTATTGCGGTATTTATGTCCAGAGCAAAAAGTTTTACCAGACGATACCATAGAAATCATTTTTGATTTTTTATATATTTGCCTATCAACTACCCACGTTGAATTTGCAGCTGGTGGACAATAAACACAAGAATCACCTAATTTTAAAAGATCATAATCATGCACAAATATTTTTTTATAAACTTGTTTTAAAAAATTATAATTGTTTTTTAAAAAATTAGTTTGTTCTGGAGTTATACCTCTAGATTCACATAACCATAAAAATTTATTTTTACTATTACTATTGCAGCCACCTAAAACATCATAATCCATATAGACCTCTATATCAGATAAAGATTTCTCGTTAAATATCCATTTAAAATTTTTAGGTGGTATATTATGACATGATGAAACGTCATGAGAAAATGGACTTCCAAAAGCTGAAATATATTTTATAGTCATGTTTTTATAAATGCACGCACATATAGAGCATCACCCCATGTTTGTCCATCCCATGATGTAACTTCTCTTACAAATCCGTATTGATTTAAAAAGTTATCAATCTCTTCTACCATTGGGCAATCTTTGTACAACTCTGCTCTATTAACTTCACATAAAATGTAATCAACATTTAATAATAAGTTAGAGGAACCTTTTAATACTTCTAATTCATAACCTTGAACATCTAATGTTATTAGATTGTAATTAAATGATTTATTCGTAAAATATTCATTTAATGTTATAACTTCAACTTCTTCAATTCCATTAAATTTTATACCTGGATATTGTATACAATGCAACTGAGGAATTAAAAGAGAACTGGATTGTCCTCCATTTGCTTGTTCGGTATACATTTTCATAATTCCACTAGACGAACCTAGTGCTTTATTTTCAATAATAAGGGTAGGAATAGAACCCAATTTATTAAAAAGTTTTTCATATACTTGTTTTTGTGGTTCAAACATTAAAATGTTTTCAGACATTTTTTTTAATGTATCATATTCATTTCCGTGGTGTGCACCGATTTGAATAATTCCAGTTATAGGTTTCTTAATATATGTGGTAATATCAAATAACATTATATAATCATCCAATTTTTACAATAAATATCTGACCAATTTCTGGGCATTCCTGGGGCATCTCCAAACCATTTGCTTGGAGCGATTACTTTTTTACTTTCTCCAAGCCATGCTCCCCACCAACTAAAACTGCTATTTGCTATAATATGATAATCACACAAAGTCATGGCGCACATATCAACATTTTGATCATTTGATTCAGTAATAAAATACTTTCTTTCTAATGAATCAAATAAACTTTTTGCTAAATCTGGCTCATCGCTAAATGCAACAATAAGTAAATCTTCTGGAAGTTTGCTTAAAGCTTCTTTATAGTACTCTAGTGTGCAAACTGGGTGCTTATCAGATAATTTTTTATAATCACCTAGTCTAAGATGAACAGATATTACAGGTTCTTTTGTAATGCTTCTAATGTCCAATGCTTTTCTATATACTTCTTCATTAAAAGTAAACTCTTTTAAAAGATTATTTCTATAATCTACAAAGTATTTTTCACTTTGAAAATAACCAAGGATATCTGTATTATCTGGAATACCAAATATCCCAGCATTATACTCAAAATTTCTTTCTTGTGCTCTATGAAGATTAATAACTGTGCTACTATCTTCTGCACTTAAATGTGGGAAGGCTTTATCTAGACAAAGATTTAAATAAGGGTTATCAGATTTATTTTTAAGTGGAATACCAAATTTGTATTTTCTTGTTTTAGCAATAGCAAACAATGTTGCATATTGAAACATTTGGTTTCCCATTCGGCCATATGCACCTAGATTATTATATGTAATCATAAATTTAAATTGTTTCTATTTTCCAAAGGCCTATCGGTCAAAGTTTGCCATTTATTTGCATTTTCTCTGTCATTGGATTGGTACATCAGCGGATTATTTGGAGTATATACTTTAAATTGTTGTTGAATGCCGGCTGTACCAAGATCCCATGGCATATCCATTCTATATAAACAATGTTTTCCCGCATTTGCCATATTTTTACGATAAACATCAGTGACATACAAAATAGCATGAGCACCAAGAATACCAGCAATTCTTAAATGATTGTCGTCTTTTTTGCATGTTTGATAATGAACATTACCATGAGAAATGCCCAGATATACTCCATCTGAGTCATCTGGGATCTCAATTACTGGATTAAAATTTTCAACAAACTCAATATCATCTTCTAAAATTAAAAGAGGAGTTGAGTATCTTTCATCTTCCAAAATATCTACATGAGCTTGGCCACAACCTCTAAAATGTGCTATACTTGGATTTGTATTTGGTGGTGGTGGAATAATTAAACCAGGTTTTCTATGGGTATTTTTAAACCCATATTTTTCAAATCGTGATTTCATCGTTTCTGCATTTTTTGTAGCAGAATCTAAATTAATCCAGACAACAGGAATTTCTCGTAAATCAATAATCATAAGACCTCATATTAAATATAATACATCATATAAAGATGTCAAGTTATTTAGTTGACTTTTTCCTAAGGTACTTTATACTACAAACCAAATGAATCTAGAAGACCTCAAGAATAATATTACTAAAGATTCCCAAATAGACTCTACTGAATTAGGTGTAGAGGCTCTTAAGGTACCTCAAGTACACGCCAAGTATCTTAATATGCTTACAGACTTTAAATTGCTTTTGACCAAACACCAGAATGAATATGCAATTCAGAGACTGCGTAAGTGGAAAATCTTGACTGGTAAAGCATCCAAAGAAGAGCTGGAAGCATGGGGAGAAGAACCCTTTGACTTGGATCTACTTAAGACCGATGTAGAAAAGTTCATTGATGGTGATCCTAAGATTGTTGAATTGAAGTCCAAGGTGGCTGTCAACGAAATTAAGGTAAAGATGGTCGAAGAATTTTTAAAAGCCATCAACAATAGAAACTTCAACATCAAGTCTGCTATTGATTGGCAAAAAATGATGAACGGCATAGTATAAATATTATGTGGATATTGAAGTTGAATCTGTAGATGAAGTTCGTTACTACATCAAAGCAGAAAAAGGAATCAAGCAAGAGTTACGAGATTATTTCTCGTTCATGGTACCCGGTGCCCAGTATATGCCTATGTTCAAACGGCGTATATGGGATGGGAAGATCCGGTTATATGATATCCTTACATCCACTCTTCCACGTGGCTTAAAAACTTATCTTGATAAGTTTTCTCAAGATCGTAAATACTCATTAAATATTAAAGAGAGTAGGAATCCTTTATGTATAAAGGAAACACAGCTTGCACAATTCTACGATACCCTAGCGGTGTCGGTGAAGAAAAAACCCGTGCAAATGCATGCACATCAACAGCAAGCAATTATTCATGCTTTGAACCATCACAGATGCGTATTGATTTCTCCTACTGGTTCGGGCAAAAGTTTGATAATTTACGTCTTGGTCCGTTTTCTACAATCCGTCTTATCGCCAAATCGAAAGATTTTGATTCTCGTACCAACAGTTGGTCTCGTGAATCAGATGGATTCTGATTTTTTTGATTACTCTTCTCAAGATTCATCATGGTCTTGCAAGAAGTATCTTCATAAAATCTCTGCAGGAGTAGATAAAGATACTAATAAACAGATAGTAGTCTCCACATGGCAGTCAATATACAAATTACCAAGAGAGTGGTTTGATCAATTTGATGCCATCTTCTTTGACGAGTGCCATCAGGCCAAGGCAGAATCAATCAACATGATTGGTCAGAAGCTTGCCAAGGCTTGGTTTCGCATTGGTACAACAGGAACACTAGATCAAGCACAGGCACATCGACTGAGCATCGAAGGTATCCTTGGTCCCGCCATTCAGTTTATTCAAACAAAAAACCTAATGAACAAAGGTTTGCTTGCCACTATTGGAATAGACTGTATTCTGTTGCAGTACACTGATGAGGAGAAACAACTCATCAAAAAGCAAAAATATCCTGACGAATTAAAGTGGATTATAACTAATCAAAAGAGGAACGAATTTGTCAAAGAACTCGCACTCAAAACAAAAGGCAACACGCTCGTCCTCTTCAATTACGTCGAAGATCACGGCAAGCCTCTCGCCGCTCTCTTGGAGTCAGCAAAAAGCGGTAGACCAATATATTTCATCTCTGGAAAAACAGAAGCAGACACAAGAGAATATATTAGAAAAGTCGTTGATACGGAAAGAGATGCTATACTGGTTGCGAGTTATGGTACTACTAGCGCTGGTATCAACATTGTTAATATCGACAATATTATTTTTGCCTCGCCTACTAAGTCTATAATTCGATTGCTACAGAGTATTGGTC